TTATCATCTTTAAATGGATTTTCCACCATTTCATCAAGACCAGTGTTAAGTGCTCCTGTTTTTATTGAAGGAAGTGCTTGGAATGTATCCTGACAACCTCTTGTTATTTTTGTTTGGTTTAACCTTACGTTCTTACCATTTACTACTTCAGAAACTTTTGTTGCTGTTTTACGAGCTACTGTATTAATAAATACTTTTGCCATTTTTTTATTTTTAACTTATTATTTAATATAAATAATAGAAGTATCTGATACTACTCCTTCTTACTTTCAGTTGATATATAAGGTCAACTACCTTTTTATTGAATAAGGGGGGAATTCCCTTCCCCCCTTAACAACCTATTCATTAATAATCAAAATCCAAGATAATTTCACCACCACGACTAACATCCTTAATCCAGATACCACCTGTTCCTTCAGTTAAGAATTCACAACCTGCCTTAGCAGAGTGGAGAGCACCACCTTTAATTGGACCCATTGGACCAACTGTTCCTGGAATGTAACCATATCTACGAGTATCTTTTACAGATAACATAGTCATGTTGTCATTACCATCAGAGTCAGAACCAAAATCCATAAAGGTCATACGCCATGAATCAATTGGTTTGTTAGTGTATACAGGGTGCATACGTTTACAGAACTTAGTATCATCATAAAGTGGGTTAATAACCAAATCTACTTCGATACCATTGATACCTTTATAGTGAACAAATTGTGCACCATAAGATAAGTGACGTGGGTCACTACCACGTTGAGCAATATAGTGTGTATCTACTGTCAAGAAAGAACTTGCTGATGTTGCAAGCATATTATGGAATGCTGTAGCACCCATTGTTCCTGTCATTGCAGTAATTTTACGCTGACCTTCACTCACACGTGAGAAGAAGATAGCATCCAAATAATCATACAACATAGATTCAGTCAATGCTCCATTATAGAACATAATATGACCATCACGAAGTTGTTGACGCACACCTGGACCAGTGCGCTTAATATATCCTTGAGTTCCTACAGAGGTAGATTTTTCACCTTTCCACATAGCATACTCAATACCATCATAAAGTTCATTTTCATTTTTAGCTTCTGCCAAAGGAATAAACTTTTCTGAATATTTTACTTTACCTGTTTTTTCATCACGATAAGGAACTGGCATTCCCAAACGTCCATCTTCACGCATAGCTTTGTCAGTTACAGTGAATTTTTGTGCAAATGCACCTACTTGGCATTCAAGTTCAAATGAACTACCAAATTGCATTGTTCCAAAATCTTCATTGAATTCAGAAGCTACTGAAGTCCATACCTTAGAGAACTCACGTCCTACTGCAAGATATTCACTTGGGAAGAATTTACTAAAGTCATCTGTTTGTAGACGAAGGGTATAAATATAACCATTACCATCTTGTTCTGGTCCTGAAACCACTTCAAGTTTATAATCATCATGTTCACCTTCAATTACATCAGGATAAGAATACCAACCTTCATCCAATTTTACACGGAAGTTAGTGCGTCCTAAACCTGGTTTAGCATCAGCAGCATCTAAGCCATCCAATACTTCTACAGAGCGAAGGAATTTTTCCTGTGCTCCTACAAGTTTCCAACGATAAATTTCGTTATCTATTTCTACCATTTTACCTTTAGCCATTGTCATACCAATGAGTGGCTTTCCATTGAAACGGTCAGTAGATGAGAATAGTTGTCCCATATACTTATCAAAAATGTGTGGTTTTCCTGCATCATAAGCAGAAGCAAGCATGTCAGAGTCAAAGAAATTGCCTCCAAATCCTTCATACTTTTTAGTAGGAATGTGTCCTGAATTAATATAATTCATATTGATTTGTTTGTTTTGTTAATTAATTTATTTATAATACTCTATCCCAGAAGTTAGATTTTGTTTTGTCTTCCATAGCACTACCACCTTTGAACTTACTTCCAGTTTGTGCTAAAGTGTCAAGTTTATCTTTTAAACTCTTGGTTATTTTTGTTTCTTCTGCTGATTTAATATTACTTAAATCAAAGTAGAATTCATTTGTCTTATTATCTTGTTTCAATTTGTTGAGTAAATCAGAAAGAACTAAAGTTAATTTAGGGTCTTGTAATACAACATGTCTTAATCTATAATTAAAGTCTGTTGTTACTGAACCATCATCAAGTTTAACTTGTTTATATAAAGATTCAAGTGCCTTTGGTTTAGCCTTTTTACCTATTACATAACCACCTCCAAAATCTTCTGTTTTTTCTAAAGTTGTTTGAAGCAAATTCCACTTTTGAGTTTCTTTAGCTTCTCTTTGTGCTTTAGTATCAGCAGCTTCTTTTAAAAGTTTTTGTTTCTCTTGTGTGTCTGTTACTTTTAATTCTTCAAAAGCATCTAATGCTTCTGTTTCTAATTCCATCAAATTTTCTACAATTTCTACTTGCTTCTTAGCTTTCTCAGGATTAAATCCTTTCTTTTCATAATAAGTTTGTAGAACTTGTTTTTGATGTTCCTCATTAGTAATGTCAATTTTATTAACATCAAATTGAGAATTATAGACTTGTTTAAACTTGTCTATATCTTTACCACCAGCTAATAGATATTCAAGAAGTGGTCTACCTTCTTCAGGTAATTGTTCCCATATTGCAGCAACTGCATCTTTCTTCCTAAATTCATCAGAATCTTTTAGTGCTTTTTCCCAACTTTCTTCTGTTGTGGGAACTTCATAATCTTCTGGAAGATATAATGCACCAATGTCTGTTAGTTGTTTGTATCTGTTTTTATGTTCTGTTATTTCCTCATTATCTTCTTCTTCAGTTTCAGTAGGAGCTGGCTTGCCTTTTCCCTTTGCCCCAGAAGTTCCAGAATTCCTAGTAAGATCAACATTAGTGTTATCATCTTCCGTTTCTTCTTCTGGTTCATCTTCTTCTAAATCTATTTTTCTGTCCTTAGCAGGAGGTTCTGAATAGAAACTTAAAAGATTGTCTGTGTTTTTAACACTTTCCTCATCAAATAAGATGAGATTATCTGTCTTTTCTTCCATAAATGCTTTGCAAATTTAGTAATTAATTAGTTATTCTCCAAATAAATTTTCTGTTTTTATTCATTTTGTTGTTTGTGTTATAGCTTAATGCTGTTCAAGATTTTTTTCATAATCTAATATTTTTGATACATATTGGTATGTTTCTGGATTATCTTTTAAATTTTCATACCATTTATCTCCATGTTTTCTTACATGATTTTGAAAATTACCTATACCCCAATTATATGCAGCTAATGCTCTATCTATTTTACCATTAACACCTGGTCTTTCTAATAACCATTCCATAGTTCTCTTTTGAACTTTTTCATTTTCTTTAGGATTAAAAATGTCAGCATCTTTAGAAATCCACTTTTTCTTAATTGCATCATTCCAAGCACTTGGCATAATTTGACCTATTCCTTTAGCTCCTCTTGGAGATACTAAGTCAGGTTTGAAAGTTCCACCTGTTTCTTTCCATTGTTGTGCTTTAATTAGATTTGGAGTTATTAAAGATTGTTTAGGAGTAGTTGTTTCTTCTATTGGTTTTGATATGTTTTCTAAAGGTTGTTCAATAGCAGTATTATCTACTTGAGCTTGGTAAGAATTCATAACACTATCTACTCTTATTTTAGCTCTTGTTAAATAATCTGGACCAGATTTAGCATCTGTTATTTTCTTTCTTAAATTAGGTTTCATAGTTTACTTATTACTTTTTCTAAAATACTTTTACTTTTAAAAGGTTTAGATTTCCTTCCTTGCCAATTATTACCATGATAATTTTCAGTATTTATATGTATACCAATCATTTCTGGAATTAAAGTTCTATTATATCTACTCCATAATTTAGCAAAAGCTATATCTCCATGAGAGGCATCTTTGCTTCCTTCTGGATAGGTATCAAACTTTTCTCTTTTACACATTTGAAAAAATCCTAAAGGTTTCCATCCAGTAAACCTACCTTCATCACCCCATTCACCATATATGTGAACTATTCTACTACCAAATTCAAGACCACCACTTGTCATTAACCAATTATCTCTAATTAAAGTGGTATTATCTCTAAACTTAATATAGTTATCATAATCATTTATATTAAGTCTATCTATACCATAGATGTTATTATCATCCAATGGTATTTCTTGTAAGACTCTTTTAGAATGAGGAGATAATATAATATCACCATCTATAAATACTACCCAAGCATCTTTGTCTACATGTTTTAAACCTTCATTTATTCCAGCATACTTTCTAAAGGGAGCATCTCCTTCATAAAAAACATCTGTTTGTATACAAGTTAGTCCATGTGTGTCACATAGTTGTTTTGTTTCATTGTCTTTAGTATCTGTTACTATTATCCATTTATCAAATACTTCTTTGTTATTTATACAATGTATAAGGAAATCACTATAATTTACACACACTGTCACTGCTTGAATTTTTCTCATTATTTTTTAGCTGCTGGTTTAGGTTTCATACGAGCTACTTTAACTTTAGTATCGTTATCTTCTTTTTTCATTTTGACATCTTTATTTTTCATTTCTTTTTCATGTAACATTCTCTTATCATCATTTAATTGATTAGCATTAATTTTTGCTAATTCTAAATTAGACTTAGTTAGAATTTCTCTTTCTTTCATTTGTGCAGCTAAGAAATCTGGTTCACCATCTTGATTTGCATCAAGTTCTTTTTGAAACTTATATACTTCCATTGCAGCAATTTCTTTCTCATGGTCATATTTTCTATCTTGTAACTCAAATTCAAACTCTTGAGTATCTTCTCTATTAGCAATCTCAGCAGCTTGCATATCTTTTTCATGTTGCTGTTGAGCTTGTTCTTGTTGTTGAGCCATTTGATCTCTTACATCTTCTAATGATTTCATTTCTCTTTTAAGAGCTTCCATAGAAGTAGATTGCAGAATTGTAATTATATCAGACATTTTATAATTATTCTGAAGCATTGGTTGTGTAAGATTTCTAAGTTGTTGAAGTATATCATTATCCTTAGCTGAGTCTGTAATAAATACTCCAAATTCACAATTTTGAAATGTTTCAGGAGTAAGTTCTAAGAACCCTCTTGTCATATCATCTAACATGTAAGGAATAGATTTTTTATCTTTACCCCATGTTTGTTCTGCTACTTCAACTAAGCTTGTAAGAACTTGTTCCCATAATAGATTATGTGCTGTAAATAAAAGTTCTGTAACATTAGAACTTTGCATAATAGAAGTTTGTGTTCCTGTAGCTGATTCTGCTGCATTGGTTTGTCCTTCTCTTGGTTTAGATACACCTGCTACATCACCTATTTGTTCATCTAATGAATTAAGGATATTGATGTAGTTAATGATATGTTGAGTTGTGCTTCTTTCTGTATTATAAGTTACCTTTTGTCCAGACAGTTGCTTAGATGAACCTTCATTATTCTGATTAGGGTCATAGAAGTTTACACCCAGTTTCATATACTGCATGTATTGCTCATTAGTAAGTTTCTTTGGTATCATTGACATATCAATATTAACCAAAGGAGCTGCATCTGCTGCAATCAATTCTTTAAGTTTATGCATTACCACAAAGTAAAGGAATTGAAAAGGTCTCATTCTATCCATTGTAGAAATAGAAGGAGCATTCATAGAATTAAATGTAATACCATGGTATCCTAATTTAACCTTGAAAGGATTTTCTGAACTTCTAAATTGACAAGATTTAGGTCTAATGTTTACATAAATATCTCCTGCAATCTTAGTTCCTTCCCAAACTTCTGGAATCCATTTCCATTCTAACTCACAAAATTCACCATCAATAGTAAATTGATACTTTATTTTCTTATTGTTATTTCTATCTTTAAAAGAAACTTTCTTAGCATTTTCAGGAAGTTCAAACAACTCATCTACCATCTTCATAGAATCTACTCCATCTTGGTCAGGGAAAGATAAGAATCCTACTTTACGTTGACTTCTCCATTCTACATGTGCTACATCAATATCAAATATATTACTAAATCCATATGAACCTTCTTGTGTTGTTGCATGATTCATATGTCTCCATTCAAATGAAGTATTTAAACCATGGGTTTCATATTCTTTTCCAATTAAATCTCCTCTGATTCCTGTATCAGCAGAGTTATACATATCTTCTAACTTCTGTTTATCTTTTTCTGTCAAATCATCAGCAAATCTATCAAGTATATCTGCTATAGTCATTTTAGTTCTATAACCAGCATACATAGAATCTTGTATATATTCTATTTCAGAAGATTTATGATAGAACACTTTTATAGGATTTAATAATTCTATCTTTGGTTCACCATTAATTACACCTACCCAAATGAATTCTCCACCTGCTATATTAGCATGTTTAAAACCATCATTCTTTATTTTCTTTATAGATTGTTTTCTAATAAGAATATTAAGTATTTTATCAGCAGCAATTTCAGCAGCAGGTCTCCACTTAGTAGACATATATTTATCAATCTGTTCAGGACTTAAAACTTTATCTACTTCAGTTTGAATCTGTTGTTCATACTGTTGCATTTGTTGTGCATATTCTTCTGGATTACCTTGATCTTCTGGAGCAGGACTTTGCTTCATTTTTTCAAGTTTAATCTTTTCTATTTCTGCTTGTAATGAAGCACCAACATATTGTTCTA